CGCCTCCACCGCCACCACCGCCGAATGTAATTCCTGAACCTACTGAACCTGTGCCACCAGTTGTTGTGTCGCCCTTACCACCGGCTCCACCTGTCATTGTTCCGGTTGCTGAGGTTGCAGAACTGTATGCACAACCGCCACCGCCACCGATTAGACCAGCACCACCGGCTCCACCTGTTGTGCTGTTTGTCGCAGTCGTAGTTGTAAATCCTGCACCACCACCACCGCCAGATACTCCAGCACCACCGGGAACGCCAGTAACATTTGAACTAGCAGAAAAAGCACAAGAACCACCACCTGCTGAAACGGCAACGTTACCAGAAGTGCCAGAAGGTGCCCCTGTGTAAGAAACAGAACCGTTTGAACCTGAGCCGCCACTAGTGAAACCACCACCACCGCCACCAGCACCGCCAATAATGGATGCAGTAGGAGTAGTGTTACTGGTACCACCTTGAGCACCACCACCGGCTACTATTGCACCGTATTGTGAGTAACCACCTGCTGAACCGGCTGAGGCTGAACCGCCTGTACCACCGGCTCCGACAATGACTGACGTTGCTGCCTGTGACCAACCGGCTGAGAAACCACCTGCTCCACCGCCACCACCAGCACCAGCAGCCGTTGAACCACCACCGCCACCACCACCGATTGTAATTACATACACTCGGTTAATGCCGGTAGGGATTGGGACTGACCCAGTTGAGGTCAATGTCTGTTGTAGTTTTAATCCGAATGGTGTATCGGAAAACTGTGCGTTTGAGTAGATGTTTACTGCCATAGTTTGTCCTTAATAGAAAATGTAAAGAATACCAGCGCCACCGATTCCAGGAGTAGCACCACCACCACCGCCGCCACCACCTAAACCACCAGCACCACCAGTTAAACCTGAAGCGTTAGAGCCGTTTCCTGCTACCCCTGCGCCACCACCGCCTGAGCCGTTTGTGTTTGTACCAGTAGAACCTGTGCCACCTGTGTATGTTGTTGATGAAATCAAAGACTGACCGCTTCCACCATTACCGCCCGTGCGTGTTCCGGTTGTGTTACTAACACCACCACCGCCACCGCCCGCGTAACCGTTTCCACCGTTACCGCCAGTTTGTGCAGAAGAACCAGTACCACTTGAAGCACCGCCACCGCCACCAGAAATACCTGAACCACCGTTACCGCCGTTTTGACCAGCATTGCTAGTTGCACCGCCACCACCGGCTGCGGCTGCGCTAGGGTTTGCGGTATTTGGTGCTGCTATTGTTGCACCAGCAGGTTGTCCATAAAAGTTTGTTGAGCCAGCGACACTAGTACCGCCAGCACCGCCACTAATACCTGTACCACCACCTGGTCCACCACCACCTGCTAAAAGGTGTCCGTAACGAGTAAAACCACCAGCACTAGCACCGGCACCAGCACCAACTACGCAACTAGAACAAGCCGGGGTCCAACCCCAAGTAATGCCACCTGCACCTGCAGCATTAATTGAAATTCCACTTCCACCGCCACCAACGCAGATAGCAAAGACCCAGTTAATACCAGCAGGGATAGTTACCGAAGTAGTACCAGCGTTAATAGTCTGGCGAAGTTGTAGTCCGTAGGGAATGATTTGAGATGTGTTTGAGCGAGGGGTTACTGAACTAGCCGAAGGTATCCAGTCTGAAACTTGACCACTTGACTCGCCCCTGTGAAGTGAATTACTCATTATGCAACCCTGTTGACGTATCCTGAGATTGTGATTACGCTGGCTGTTGCTGCGAAAGCGTAAACGGTGTTTGCAGCCGAACCTGTGCCTGTAAGAATGAGTCCAGGAGTGATAAGAGTTAGACCCGATTGTGGTGGGATAGTAATGATGATGTTCTGGTCAGGAGCCGTTGTTCCACCGTACTGCACTGTCAAAAGTACAGGCGAAGTCGAGGTGTTAGTGGCATAGAGCCATACTTCGTCAATGGTTGTAGCAGAAGTACCTGTGGCGTGGATAGTCGTTCCGGTAGAACTTGTGGCCACAACCTTGATTGGAAGCCCCTGTGTTGAACCACTTAGTAATTGCTTTGAGTATGTTGCCATGATTGTCCTTTATGAATACATTTGGTTAGGAATAATGTTTTGGTCACCGTCGCCCGTTGGACTAGTACTTGTGCTTGTTGAACCACTTACAACAATGTGCAGTTCGTATTGCATAGCAGTAGCACCAGATGAGGCGTAACCAAGTGAATACTGAATTGCGGTTGAGGCTTTAGCATAAACGGTAATTGAGCCGGAAATGAAACTAGAGGTTAAAGAGTTTTGTTGAGATGATTGGCCAACTGTGGTAACTACGTTGGAGTCGGTGTCGGTAGAAATAACCGAAAACACACCAAGTGTTGATGATGTAGTTGCTGCGGTTGTGACTTTACCGTAATACTGAATGGTGTAAAGACCAGCAGTTGAAGGAGTATATAACGTAGTTGCTGCGATTGCTGCTGACTGTGCCGTAAGGTCAACGGTTGCGTAAGCACTTGCAAGCCCACCCTGAGTTCCCTGTACACCCTGATACCCCTGATACCCCTGCGTTCCTTGAAATCCTTGGTTACCTTGAGAACCCTGAGCACCACCAGAACCTTGAGCACCAGTACTTCCTTGACTTCCTTGAAATCCTTGTGAACCCTGAACACCCTGATACCCCTGGTATCCTTGTGAGCCTTGCGCACCTGTAGTTCCAGTAGCACCTTGGTTACCCTGCGTGCCTTGGAAGCCTTGATTGCCCTGACTACCCTGAGCACCAGTGGCTCCGGTGGCTCCTTGTGAACCTTGGCTACCTTGTGCCCCAGAAGAACCAGTCGTACCTTGGAAACCTTGAGTTCCCTGCGCTCCAGTAGAACCTTGTGAGCCTGTAGAACCTTGAACGCCCTGGAAACCTTGGTTACCTTGAGCACCAGTAGAACCCTGCGCACCAGTAGAACCCTGCGTACCCTGAACACCATTGGAACCTTGTGGTCCTTGTGGACCTGTGGCTCCGGTACTTCCCTGAGCACCAGTAGAACCTTGTGAACCTGTAGAACCTTGTGCACCAGTTACACCTTGGAAACCTTGAGTACCCTGTGCTCCTGTTGAACCTTGGCTACCTGTCGCTCCTTGGGCACCAGTGGCTCCCTGTGAGCCTGTAGCACCTTGAGGTCCAGTGGCACCAGTGTTACCTTGGGCACCAGTAGAACCAGTCGTTCCTTGCGCTCCAGTTGAGCCTTGGTATCCCTGTGGACCCTGTGCTCCAGTTGAACCTTGTGCGCCATTAGTTCCGTTAGTACCGTTAGTACCAGCGGTGCCTTGTGGGCCTTGTGCTCCCTGTATGCCTTGTGTCCCTTGGCTACCTTGAAAACCTTGATTGCCTTGATAACCCTGTACACCTTGGTATCCTTGTGGACCGACCTGAGTGTAAAGCACTTGGTTTAGGGCAAGGTTAAATGATGGTGTAACTGGACGAGTTGGGCTAGTACCAGCAGCAGTTGTTAAAAGTTGAACGTTGGTATCGCTTGTGGCCCAATAAAACTGAATGTAATCACCAGCAGCAAAAGTGTTGGTGTCCATAACGCTACCAATTACTTGAGTATTAGTACCAGCAATTGTTGTTGTGTACGCTCCAGCCGTTGCTGGGGTGCCATTCTTGGAGTACCACATTGTAACTACAGAAGTACCTGGACCACCAGTTTTGTTTAACTGAAACTCAGCAGTAAAGAAATAGGTACCAGCATTGGCAATGGTAACTCTGTTACCACTTACAATACTTATACCACTTGCAACGTCTAGGGTGTTAATGCCTACAACGTTGGCTGTAGTCGCTCCACCGTTTGTTTGTGTGGTGGTGTCGTAAAACATACCGTAGTAACCAAGTGCTCCACCGGCTCCAGTGATACCCTGATAGCCTTGGTAACCTTGATTACCCTGGATACCTTGCGTACCCTGATACCCCTGATTACCTTGAAAGCCTTGGTTACCCTGAGTACCCTGATTACCTTGGAACCCTTGGTTACCTTGGTAGCCTTGTGTACCTTGACTACCTTGCGCACCAGTGTTACCAGTAAAACCTTGGTTACCTTGGTAGCCTTGGTATCCCTGAGAACCAGTTGCACCTTGTACACCTTGCGTTCCGGTGTTACCCGTAAGTCCCTGAAAACCCTGAGTTCCCTGTGTGCCCTGTGGACCTTGGTATCCCTGCGTGCCTTGGTTGCCCTGTGTGCCCTGGTATCCCTGATTACCCTGAAAGCCTTGGTTGCCTTGGTAGCCTTGGTTGCCTTGTGCGCCAGTAGAACCTTGCGCTCCGGTTGCTCCGGTAGAACCAGTAGAACCTTGGTATCCCTGGTTACCTTGTGAGCCTTGGTTACCCTGGTTACCCTGGTATCCTTGACTTCCCTGTGCTCCCGTGGCACCTGTAACGCCTTGTGAGCCTTGTGAACCAGTAAGACCTTGTGGGCCTTGTGTACCTTGTGAACCTGTTAGACCTTGATAACCTTGATTTCCTTGGAACCCTTGATTACCCTGCGTTCCAGTTGTTCCTTGTGCACCTGTTAGACCTTGTGGCCCAGTTAAACCTTGAGCACCAGTTACACCTTGTGGTCCTTGTGTACCAGTGTCACCTTTAATTTGTGTGAGAGATTCGTCAAGGGTCCAGTACCATTGAGCGTTAGTAGAGTTAGGCGGGTAAGCAACACCAATGAAGTAGTTGACGGCGTTTGCTACGGTTAGTTCCCATTGTCCTGGGCCACCAAAGATAGTTCCAGTTGTTACAGGTCCAAATACGTTTTGTCCTGGGCCGCTAGTAATGACACCTGTAGTAGGTGGTGCTTGACCAGCAACAGGGGCGTTTACAACCCCACCAGTAGTGAACAGGGCGATGTCATAGGCGTAGACAGCAGCGCCATTAAGAAATCCAGAAGGTCCTGCAACTGTACCGGAAAGGGTATAACTCATTAGATTACGGATTCTCCTCGGTTAATTGCACCCTGTGTTTCGTCAAGTCTCTTGCCCAATTTGCTGTCACCCTTGAGCGTGGTGCCTGTTTCAATTTCCCATTTCGATACTGCACGGGACTCAAGTGCCGCAGCACCTTTTACCGACTTAGGTTGTGTTCCATCTTTGCGTAGTCGCTTGTAAGCAGCAACGTCTGCGTGCATCGCCTTGGTGTCCATGTTGATTACCCCAGCGTTAGAACGTGTAGGCATTGCAGATGGCGACATGCTAATTGAAGCAGCCTTGCACCCAAAGCAATCCTCTGGGTGTAGGCCAACGTTGTGTGGTGTTGCGGTCATGATATAAGTGCTCCGTATCCTGCGGCGGTTAATGCAGCAACCTCAGCGGCTGTTACATTCATTTTCTCTTGGTACACTTTAACGATATATGGGTTCTGTGAAACCTTAGATACAGTTGGTACCGGTGGTACTACTTCGTAGTTAATGTAGTATGACGTGGAGAATGGAGCCGATGGTTCCCATGGGTTGTACGGGTACGGAATGTTTGTGTTGGAGTTCTCAGCCGTGGCCGTGTCCTGAACAAACGTCCCGTCCGATAGCGCAAAGACAGTGACGTACCTTGCCCTGTTAGGGAAGTAACGAAATAGTCTGTTTGCTAATCCCCGTGCATCCGGAAGAATCGGCGGATTGTCATAGACCTTGGGTGGCGTAAATGTAGCCACTCAGGACCTACTTCTTGCGTCCGTTAGCCCCGATGCGGATTGCGTCAATAGCGTCACCCATACGAGCGCCACCAGTTGTCTGGTACTCAGCACCTTCGGTAACTGCTTCTCCTACAGGCATGTTCACACGGTCATTGCCCATAAGGCTCTGCTCAAGAAGTGTTGTAGGGCGAACGTCAACAACGAATCCGTCCTTGCGGGCATCTACGCCGTAGGCGCTGTCATCTAAACGACTTGGCATTAGTAGTCTCCGTGTACTTTGAAGTTGTCAACGTGTGGGGCGTCAGTAGCAGGTGCGTATTCAACTGGTGTAATTCCAGTGATTACTGGTGCTTCTTTAACGCCACGAGCAGTGTTGTGCTCTACGCCACGGAGTGTTGGTCCGTGTGATTCTCCACCACTTGTGTGGGTGTTGTCCATAGTTCCACGGAACAAGTCTGTGGCTACGGTTGGGAATGATGCACGTGATTCCATTATGTCCACCTTGGGTCTGTCATGTCACAGCAACCGCAGTAACATGGGTCTGATGTTTCGCCTTTAATGGCTTTAGCATCGTTCATTTTTGCACGGGTGACTCGGTTAGGAAGTGGTGTACCTGCTGGGTCAGCAGATTCAACACCCATGCGGAGTCCTAGCCCTGTTGGGATAGTCATTAGAGTTTCTCCTCGGAAGTGAATTGGTCCAGGCGTGAGACAGGCATGCTGTTCCTATCGGTCAACCTCCCGCAGACGAGACATTGAATCTCGTCCACGAGGGGCTGAACATCACGGCTACCACAATGGGCGCACGCAAAAGGCCACGGCATACCTGTCTCCTACCCGGTACTACTACGCTGTTGGGATTGTTACGATAGCGCTTGCGCCAACAGTTCCCGATGACAATGTGTTTGCCACTGTGAATGTGTTGGTTACTGGGTTCACAGCAGTAACAACGAATGTTCCGTTGATTCCGGCTGTTGTAGCGCCCGATACAACTACAGTTTCGTCTGTTGAGATTCCAGCAACTGATGCTACAGAGTATGTAGCGAATCCAGTAGCAGGGTTGTTAAACGCAACAGCGCTAATAGCAGAAGTACCACCTGTAATTTCGCCCATGTCAATTGCTGGGTCGTAGTTTGTTCCGATGTCAGAACCAAGCAATGATGATGACTCAAGTCGGATGATTGAAGCCTGACGGAAGATTCCGTAAGCACCAAGCCAGTACCAACCAAGTGGTACAAAACGACGGAGGCGGTCAGTGATTGGACCTGGAACAACGTGTGGGTACGCTCCGTTACCATCGATTGTTGAGAACGTCTTAGCAAGAGCCTGACGACCAAGAATCATAGTTCCGTAAACGTTTGTGCCTGAAGCACCTGCACCTGCGAACACTGGAGCACGTGGTGTTTCAATCCAACGAACACCTTCGTAAGCACCGAGTTCACCTGTCCAGATTTCACCTGGCTGTGCGTATACGTGTGGTGCACGCCATCCCTGTATATTGCTTCCGGCAACTGTTTCGCCCTGAAGGTCTGCAACGAGGTCTGGGTGGATGTAACCAACGTACATTCCGCCAAATGTAGGAACGTTCTGTGAACGGAGACGAGCACGAGCAACACGAATGTCAAGTGATGAAATTGTGTTTGCTGCGGCAACGGTTGAACGTGAAGTTACAGAACTGAGTGACTGAGCACCTAGTCCCGCTGTGTACTGTACGTTTGTTCCCTGGTCAAGTGCAGCACGTGCAATTGTGTCAATTGAAACACCAGCGTTGTATCCAACTACGTTGGCTACGATTGGGTCAATGTCTACGTATGATGTGCCACGCAACTTAGCGGTGGTTAGTACTGCGTTACCGTACTCAGCAAGTGTCAGGGTAATCTGGCTGTCTGAAAGAGCAACAGTAGATACGTCTGTTGTTTCAGTTAGCGCAGAAGCCTGGATTGCTAGGTCGTTAACAATTGTGAATGCAACTGATGCTCCAGGCATGCTCTGGTGCGTTGGCTGAACGTCAGCGGCAGCGTCAAAGTATAGTTCTGGGCGTAGTGCAAAATATGCCATGCGGTCATAAGCGGCCTTTGAAAAATCAAGGGTCGATTGACCTGTAAATGCGTCAGCCATTTTGGTTGACTCCTTTTCTTTAGGTGTTTAAGTTTTAGGCTTAGAACGACCCACGGGAGGAGTACATTCCGAGTTTCTGCCCGGAGTCTCCTTCTACGATTCGCATAACATCTTCAGGAGTAGAGGCTGCGGCAAGTGCTTCAAGGTACATTTGCTGTGGGTCTGGCATTGCACCAGAGTTACCAACAGTTGCGCCTTGCGTCCTGCGTAGAGCATCTAATTCTGCATTACTTGAATAATCCTCAATAGATTCAGTTTTTAAGATTCCATATTCTTCAGCCGCTGCTCGGATTGCTTCCTGAGAAGTTTCACCGTCATACGCCTTACGGAATAATGAACCAATACCTGAATCTGGAATCCCTGCCTTAGAGAACTGAACTTCACGCTTCTGCGCTTCTAGTTCTGCCTTAAGACCGTCTAATTCCTTACGAGCCTTTTCTGCTTCACGCAACTGCTTCCGAATGTTCGGGTCTAGCGGTTGACGCTCA